GAATCGTCTATTAAATCATTTAATTCATTTTCTAGATTATCTAAATCATCCACATTGATATCACTTTTGCTACCCTCACGTTTCTTATCATTCATCAATAATTCAATACCATCACCAAAATTGGATGATTTTTTTCCAGAATTTGAAATGTTTCTTGAATTAGAACCAGAACCAGAACCAGAGTTAGATTGATTATAATTGTCAAAATTTTCATTTAAATGAATAGGTGAAATATCGATTATTCCGTGATCCATTGTTATTATGATGTAATAAGAAACTATAATTCTAAGTAAAACGAATAATAAATATATTATTTGTTCTTGATTTGTTATTTTGCTATTTTATTATTGATAAACCATAATCCTTGTAAAAATGAATCAGCTAAATCATCCTTTTTCGAATGAGATTTAAAAAACGAAATCCATTCCTGGTCTATTATATTGTCTAAACAAACTTGAATACTTAATTTTTTCCGATCACTATATTTTGACTTAAGTTCAGCATCACAATCTTTTAATTTATTCGCAGCAGATATAAAATCAATTTGAATATGTTCATTTCTCATAATAAAATATTGAGCAATCATACCCTGTATTGTTTTCATACGATTCGCTAGAGGGCTTATTTGATTTTCAATTATTACATTGCTAATTGTCATCATGTCATTGCTAAAAATATCATCTAATTTTTTTTGGATATTTCTACCAATAGTAACTAAATCGACTTTGGAAGCATTAGTTTTATCAATTGGATCAAAACATTTTTCAAGAATATAATTATTAATTAAGATTACCAATTCTGCTTTTTTTATATTATTATTATTATTATTATTATTATTATTATCGTACGGAATTTTATGTTTTGCTGCGATTTCATGTAAACTTTTCAATTTCTGTTTATTTATAAATGATGGTTTTAAATCTGGTGATGGAATTAAAAAAGGTTGTTTTTTAGAATGTTTTAAACAGAAACATTTTTCATTTTTCATAAATTTTGCAAGTTTGCCACATATTTTGGTTTTATCCATTTCTCCACATTTTACTTCTTCTGTCGGTTGCGATAAATTCACAGTATCCCATTTTTCTATTTGGAATGAGTCAAGTCCAGACGGCTTCGATAATAGACAAAATGCTAAATTTTTGATACCGACATCAATGCTTAATATTTTCATAATAATAATAATTAGTATTGTTATTATGGATCTAAGTAGTTATTTACAAAAAAAGATGTTATTTATTGTAATTTACTTGGTACAGTAATAGAAGGAGCAATCATTCTGGCTTGTAATTGCTCTCTCGACAAATATTGCGATTTTAAATTACTTGATTGATACCCATATCCGGGAGAATTTGTATCGTGAGTTGATGAAAATAAATGTGGTACATTTGATGATGGTGATTTCCCAGTAATAGAATGAGAAGGAAGACCTAAATCATAACAAGATTCCATATTATTATAGCTCATTATTTGAACTGCGTTATTTGTTAAATATTGTCTATATTGCCAATTAGATTGAATATTTTCTTGTTCTCTGATGCGATTATTTACAACCGCCTCTGGTTGCCACGTAGCAAAATTTCGTCCATCCGCCATAATAGGAGGAAAATTAAAATGAATATTATTAGATCCAGAATAACAAGTCGCCCAACTCATATTATATTATATTATATTATGTCTAGAGAAAATTATCATTCTGAACCGAGTAATTTAAGCATATCATTTTTTTTAAGTTTAGATGGATCAGTTGCTAGTTTTTTTGAAACAATAATATCTCTTAAATTATTCAATGACATTTTTTTATAATCAATCTTAGTATCTTTTTTTTCTTTAATAGAATCATCTAAAATAGATGAAATATCAATCGTTTTTAATAAGTCCGGATTAAACAATTGCGAATCATTTGATAATTGGGTTAGTTCTATAATATGTGTCTTCTCTCCATCATCACTTCCATTATCAGTATCAGTATCAGAATCACTATCACTATCACCTAAAGAATCATCTAAAGATTCACTATCATTATCTATGTTTATATCTTCACTTGTAGGTGCGTTTAAAGCTTCATCAAAATTAATAATTTTAATAGTATTGCTTACGTCTAATAATTCTTCCATATTAATATTCGCTACGACATTATCTAAAATATTTATATTCGTTTTTGACTTGTGGCTATCACATTCACTATCTTCATCATCACATTCACTATCTTCATCATCACATTCACTATCTTCATCACTCTCACTATCTTCTTCATCTTCTTCATCTTCACCATCCGATACATCAATTAATTTATCATTTGTTTCCATATTTTGACCACCAGTCATATTAGCCATATTATTAGTAATATTAATATCTGTCTCTTGGAAATTATTTTGAGAAGCCATTATTAGCCTACTCCTCATATAATTCATTTCTTCGGCCATTGTTGAAACTAATCCCATCATGGAACTAATTTTGTGGTTTTGCTCTTGAATTTTATGCGTAAAATAAATTCCAACAACGCCTATAAGGATTAAAGTTATACCTAAACAAATAAGAAAGGGAACACTCATAAAATCAGATAAAGCCATTATATTACAAAAAGAATATATAATTATATTTGTTACAGAACGAATAAATAATTATATGTTATCAACTCCTTCGACTACGTCTGCAGAGTTCCCTCCATAATCTAGTCTAAGTCTAAATTTTTGATTGTTTGCATAATCTCATCGGGATATTTCATTTGTTTTAAAACTTCTATTCCTCCTTTAATATCAGTAATTCCTCGCTCTATCTTATATTTATATATTAAGTCATCGGTTTCATTTTTTCCAACACACATTTTATAATTTTGAATATTTTTATGATTGTCTAATTTTTCACACACATTTAAATAATGCGTAGTTAATAAAAAATTGGTTGTTTTATATTTGGATAAGTACAGTAAAAACGCATATCCACATTTTGTAGCCTCCTCATAATTTGTACCTGAATATAATTCATCAAACACGCAAAAATGTCTATCAGTTGGATGTTTATTTATCAATTTAATAATTTCTTTACATTTACGACTTTCTGCTTGAAATAAACTGTCTCTCCCAGATGTATCCGGGATATTCAAATAACAATGAATATATTTAAACGGAACCAATACAGCGCTGTCATAAAAACCACATCCAAATTGCTGTGTAAGAATTACATTAATCAATGCGGATTTAAGTATTGTTGTTTTTCCTGAAGCATTGGGTCCGGTAACAATCATATTTTTATCAAATTTAAAACTGTTTTTGATTGGATTTTCGTGGATAAGAGCAGGGTAATATGCGTTTTTAAATCCACATTTTTCCTTCTTTTCCTTATTCTTTTCTTTCTTCTTATTGGATATTTTTGAATAGTTGATATATTTTTCGGAAATATTTTCTTTGAGTCCTTCTATGTTATCAATGTATCCGTTAAAGCCAAATGAATATAAAAACGCATCATTATACAGATCATTACTATATATTTCATAAAAACAATGTAATACGTGCCCCAATTCTCCGATTTTATGAGGCGATAACTTATATGGATTAATCTTTTCTAAATTTGATTTGAATGTTGTTAATATACTTAGTTTCTCTCTTACATTATTGTTAAACAATTGATATGTTTTTAATTTATCTGTGTACACCAACATATTCGTCATGGATGATTCAGTGTATTCGATATATTTTTTAATTACTTCTAAATAATTATGAATTTTGTACATATTTTTATGAAACCGATAACACGTTAATATATTTTGATAAATAGAAAATACATAAAATCCAGCGGATAATAATAGATATATTTTCTCGTCTAATTTGACATTGTTAAATTGTGTAAATAATTTGCCTATTGCGTGATTTGACGCGACAATAGTAAGAACTTCTACATATTCTGTTATTGAAATATCTTGACCTTTTATTTTTATAATAAAAAATGGAATAATTAATATGATGAATGGGACAAAAAAAGAAAGAACCGGTGAAATCAAATTATATATACTCATTATTTGTAAAAACACACTGGATTTATTTAAAAACTCCCACATAGGCCAATCAATATAATGATATTTTTCCTTAAATCCAGTATCATTTTTTATTTCGTCCCATATGTTAAGTATTTCATTAAAATCGGGTAGACAAACTTTTGATGAAATAGACAATGGTTTGTATTCCTTTAATAATGTTTGTGTGTCCTTTAAAAATTGTTTGTCATTTGTATAGTAATTAGTGATTTGTTGTAGTACTTTTAACCCCATTTTTGTTTTAGGTTGAAACGCAATATTATACATTGGTGTGCATGATGGGTCTACAGTTTCGATCAGTTCTAAATCGTCGATTATATTTTTATTTAATTCTGTTTTTCCTTCATTATATGAAATGGGTAATTTGAAAATATCATTTATTTTTTCTATATTTAGGGACGACCGGAATCCGGAGACGTTAGTCGAAGGATTTTGGAGCGAGCCGAAGGCGCATGTGATCGACTGAACTCCGTAGGCGGTAGTCAATGGAGTTGACATATTATATCAAATACAGAATTAATTCAAATTATTTTTACGCGTATAGAGTTTTGAGCGAGTCGTATTTACGAAGTTAAAGGCGTCGGTTGTAAGCGTAGCGAAAAGCGTAGCGAAAAGTGTAGCGAAAAGCGTAGCGAAAAGTGTAGCGAAAAGCGATGGAACTCCGGAGTTATAGTCGAAGGAGTTCATCTCATCAAATTATCAAAATTGGACGGTAGTTCTTTTATTTGACACACATAAAACTCTTCAATTTCTTTTAATTTACTAATATCCCGGCGAGTGATTAAATTAATACCCACACCTTTTCGCCCCCATCTGCCACTACGCCCAATTCTATGGAGATATGTAGACACATCTTTCGGAATATCAAAATTAATCACGACGCTTACCTGTTGAATATCAATTCCACGTGCTGTCACATTTGATGAAATTAATACACGATGCTTTCCTGTTCGAAATTCCTGAAACGCAATATCCCTTTCAGACTTTTCCATATTACTGTGAATACGACACACCGGGAATCCGTCTTCAACCATTGCGTCATATAAATCAGACACACGTTTCACACTGTTTGCATAAATAATACACTGTGACATCGACATAAACCCATATAAATCCTTCAATGTAAGATATTTTTGTCGGTCATCCTCAACAGCAACATAATATTGCGAAATTCCTTCTAAAGTTAATAATTCGGCTTTTACCAGAATTTTAATAGGATCTCGCATAAATTTATTAGTAATATCCTGAATATATGGAGGCAATGTTGCACTAAATAACGCGACTTGAACATCCGTCTTTAAATATTGAAAAATATTGTAAATTTGTTCTTTGAAACCGCTAGATAATAACTCATCCGCTTCATCCAGCACAACAATTGAAATATTTGAAGTGTTTAACTGATTTCTACGCATCAAATCATATACACGTCCGGGACATCCAACGACGATATGTGGAGTGTCATTTTTAAGATTATAAATATCTTGATCTACTGAATTACCACCAACTAATACTTGAATACTCAATCCAGGGATCATAGATCCAATAGACGTCATCACATTTGCTGTTTGTGTACTAAGCTCGCGTGTCGGGGACAAACATAGAATTTGGGTTGTTTTATCAGTTATATTGAGTCGAGAAAGCGCACCAATGGTAAACGCCGCTGTTTTACCTGTTCCCGACTGTGCTTGCGCGATCACATCGCGTCCTTTTATCAACGAGATGAGAGACTTTCGTTGAATAGGACTAGGTTTTTCTAGACCATATGCGTAAATGCCCCTCAATAACTCGGGACTAATATTAAGCTCATCCCAATTATTGATTTCATTAGAACAATCATTTTTCTCGTCTTCTTGAAGCAAGCCGATAGGCGACGTTGTAGGATTTTGGTTTAATGTTTCGGATGTATTTTCGAGTGACATAATACATTAATACAAGTTATACATTTAAGTGTATTTAAATGTATAATATTTATTATATAAAAAAAAATTGATATAAATGGATTTCGAATATAATTACTATACACACAACAGATGCTAGCAATGAGATATAGTCTTAAGGATATAAATGATATTACATTTAATGGTTTTGAAATTAGTTTACCGAATGAAACATTATCTATGATTTCAGAATTGGCTTTGCAAGTTGGATCACCTACTTATATAAGAACTCCTACATTCTATAAAAAGGAACACCCTACTAAAAATAATGGATCAGGATCATATGATGATAATAGTGGTGATGGTAATGGATTTAAAAAACACAAACGCGGGAATCGTTCCTCTTTAGACGGTAATGAAGACTGGGAATCTATCCGAACTTTTCAGGCAACAAAATTAGAACAAAAAGTTGGGATTGATGCACAAATTGATCTGCTTCGCTCGTCGTTGAACAAAATGTCTGATAAAAATTATAATGATTCGTATGGAAAAATTACCGAAATATTGAATCAATTAATGAAAGAAGAAACATCACCTGAGAACATGTTAAAAATTGGTAATTCTATATTTGAAATTGCGTCAAATAACCGTTTTTATTCAAAATTATATGCGGATTTGTATACTTCATTGATTCACAATTATGAGATTATGCGGACGATTTTTGAAACTAACTTGAATTCTTTTATGGAATTGTTTAATTGTATTGAACACGCTGATCCAGATCAAGATTATGATAAATTTTGTAAAGTTAACAAAAATAATGAACGTAGAAAGGCGTTCAGTTTATTCTTTGTAAATTTAAAAAAAAATGGTATTATTAGTGAAAGTAGAATAATTGAATTGATTTATGGGTTATTTGAACAGCTTACGTCATTTATTTTAATAGAAAATAAAAAGGAAGAAGTGGATGAATTGACTGAAAATATTGCAATTTTATATGATAAAAATATGTTTGAAAAATGTTCCAATAAAATTGGAGATGAGACATTTCCACAGATCATTAATAGATTGGCTCATAGTAAAGTAAAGACATATGCTAGCTTATCAAATAAATCTATTTTCAAGTTTATGGACTTGATTGAAATGTAATAAAGTTTCATCCAAAAATAATAATATTATAATTATAATATTATTATATTATATTATGAGTAAAAATAAAACAAATCGTAGAAATAAGAAAATTACAT